TGAATTATTTACAAAATTTATTAAATCCATCGCTGTAAAATCTTCGTCTTCTGTAATTTGTGGTATGTATTTTATTAAGGATTTCAAACCAGCTCCCATCACTCCATTGATGTTATCTGATTTATCCCCGTCTAAGATTCTATATGTTAACATATTTCTTGATGGTATTCCAAACTCTTCCAAAACTGCTTGTTTATTATATAATTTTTTCTTTGTAGGACTCCATACTTTCACTCTATCATCTATTAATTGTAAGAAGTCTTTATCCGTTGACATTAACATTATGTCACTTTTTGGTAATAATTGTTGAGATATATAAGCCATTGTATCATCAGCTTCTATCCCATCAATAGACACTAAAGTCAAAGGTAATTGTTCTAAATATTCAATCAATCTACCCATTTGTTGTTTCATCGATTGTTGTTCATCTTGTGGAGCAGTTCCCCAATCTACATTACGATTTAATCTTCTTTTAACTTTACGGGTAGATTTATATTCAGGATATATTTTCTGCCTTCTACCACTACCATTTTTACCATCAAAAACAATGATACAACGGGAAGGTTTTAAAATATCACAGGTATAACGAACTGATTTTAGAAATCCCATCATTCCACCAATATGTAGTCCGTCTTCATTAATAGCTGGATTAACTGCGAAGGCTCGAATAAATGTATTCAAGCCATCCACAATTAATACTCTGTCGTTTAGATGATTTACAGATTTATGTGTGTCATCTTTGGTTTGTTCTAAAAATGATATATACTTCTTATTCAAATCGGTTTTAGATTTCATCCACAGACTCCTCTGTTTCTGTTACATCATCAATACCAAGTTCCTTAGAATCATATTTAAGAATACAAGCTTCACAGATTAATCCGTAACAATAATCTCTTAGTTCTGAATTACTTAACATAAGTTCTTCAAAATCTTTAGATAAAAATTTGTATTCTTTAATTAATTCACCAGTTTCAATATCAGCGTGTTGTAATGTATACCAAGCACCACCAACTTTTAAAAGTTTGTGTTCTTTCATTACAGTTAGCCAACTACCAAAGTCATCAATACCTTTATCAAAGTATAATGGAAACTCTACAGTCCTCATTGGAGGACCAAGACGATTCTTAATTACTTGTCCTTTGATTTTAATACCTATGGTATTTTTATTAGTATCTTTGATTTGTCCAGCATTTTTGAATCTAACACGAGTTGATGAATGGAATGGAAGAGCCTTACCACCTGAAGTAGTCCAAGGATCTCCAAACATAACACCTAACTTCTGTCGTAATTGATTTGTGAAAACCAATGCGACTTTTTGTCGTGCTATCATCTGTGTTACTTTTCTCATAGCTTTTGATATAATGATTGCTTTGGCTGTTGCCCAACCATCTTTATCAAAATCAGCATCCATCTCTACTTTTGTAGAAGCAGCTGCTAATGAATCAACTAAGATTGTAACTAACTTATCTTTGTTTGATTCTCTGATTTTGGTAACAATAGTTTCAATAGTATCAAATATCTCTTCAACAGTTTCAAGATGTACATATAACATACTTGTAGTATCAACACCAATAGCCCTCAAGTACTCTTGAGATACTGCTGATTCTGTATCAATGTAAACTGCTATACCATCTTGTTTTTGTGTTGAAGCTAATAGGTGAGAACCTATAAGAGATTTACCACTACCTTCTAAACCATTTAATTCGGTGATTTTACCCACGGCAACTCCACCATTTGGTCTATTAGCAATTGCCAAATCTAACATAGTTGAACCAGTTGAAATCCAACCCGTCACATCAGTAGGATTACCACCCTCTTCAAGAAAGTAAGCAACCTTTTGATGTTTGAATTGTTTATTTAATTCATCGGCAATTATTCCAGCCAATGCGTCTTTTTCTGACATTCTTGTTCTCCTTATGATGTTAAAAGTGGGAGAGTGATGCTATGAATACTTGATTCATTGTGAGAAGTTTCATATGTGAAATGTGCATCCCACTTATTAACAATTTGGTTTATTTAACTATTGAATAACTCGTCAAATGCATCAGATACATCAGCTTTAGCAGTTGTAGCAGTTTGTTCAGCAACTTTTTCAGTTGTTGTAGCTGTACTAACTTTTTCTGTTGTTTCTGAATCATCAGATGGATTCAAAAAGTTTTGAAGAACTTCTTTTAACTCATCATAAGTTGGTTCTGTATAAAGTTCTGTCAAATCAGATTGATTGTCAAAGATACCTTTTAACATTTCAGCATCTTCAGTAATTGGAGTCTGATTAGGTTTAACTCTTACAGTAGTTTTACCATATTGATTTCCAGCCTCCGCGGGAGTCTGCCTTTCAATACCGATATCTCTACCGGTTGTAGCTTCTGTGATATCACCATAATCAGGGTCAGCAATTACACCAAGTAATTCTTGATATACAGTTTTACCGAATCCCCAAAATTTAACACCCTCAGATTCTTTACCTCTAACAATCACAGGTGCAAAAGTTCTCATTTTAGGTTCAAGTCTTTTACCTTGAATCCATTCATCTTTAACTCCTGTAGATTTTAGTTTATCAGCAAATTCTGCTACCGGATCTGGTCTACCAAATGACATTGGTGATAGGTAAGTTTTATTATTACCTAGATTATAATGAAAAAATAACTCAATGAATGGGTTATCTTTATTATGTTTGTAAGGAACAATACGAACAACTTGTTTGCCTGGTTCAGGTTTCCAAAAATTGTCTTTTGTGTTTGAAGTTGATTGTAGTGTTGCCAGTTTGGATTTGATTGCATTTATATCCATGCTTTTTCTCCTATTGTTTTATTGTTTATCGTTTATTATTTATGGTTAACTCGTGTAACCATATAACCTATTTAATTCTATCTCTATAATATATAGATAAAAGCCAATACAAGTCAAGCTTTTTTTTTATTTTTTTGAAATTAATCCATCTAAGTAATACTTCAAAGTAGCTTTATCTAAAGATCCAGGTTGAGATTGTCTTTCCCCACTCGTTGAAATCATAACTGTAAAGGGGATACTTCTAGCACCAAATTGTTGTGCTAATTGTGGTTCATCTTCAATATTAACTTTATACATTTGTATTTTACCATTATATTCTGGAGTAACTTCGTTGAGCACCTGCTCAAACATCTTACAAGGTCCTCACCAATCTGCATAAAAGTCTATAAATATTGGTTTACCTGTTCTATTTTCACCAAGTGGATAAATATTGTTTAATTCTGTTGATGTTAGTTTATTCATCACAATTATCTCCTATACATTTACAATCCGAATTACAGCCACATTTTTTTTCCCATTTATCTATTGGACATTCAGCCACCGCATAATGTACTTTCACATTCATGAAACAACCACAATGTGTACATCTACCATCTTTTTTATTTGTATCTGGATTTACTTCGTCATATAAAAGATGAGGACATTTCTTACAAATTTCCCATCTCCTCTCGGCTTCTTCTGTAGTTGTGATTGTTTGAGAACCTTTTAGCCAGGCTCCCAAAGTTTTCCAATGAGTAACAGCTAAATCACGAACCATTTGAGATGCTGGTGGAAGTTTCTTTTCTTCCTTCAACATCTCTTCGGTTTCTTCAATACACTTTAATTCTTCTTTGGTAGCCTCTCTATCTTTTGTAACTTTTGGCTTAAAGTTGAATTTCACTATATTACTTCACTCCCAAATGATTCATAAGTTTATCAATTTTCTGTTCAAGTGTAGCTATACGTTGTTCCACATTATTTACACCCGCTGCTGGCGGATTCATTTGCTGATTTCTAGCATTTTTCATCCTATCAAGTATCACATTAGAAGGTTGTAAATTTGGAAGATGTTTATTTTCTTCAGACCATTTATCATACTCTTTAGCCCAAGCGTCTAATTGTTCATCAGTAGAATTAGGCATTGGTGGTTTTGGAGGTTCAGTTTTTGGTCTAGGTCTAGACAATAGTTTATCTGCAGATTGTAAATTAGGTAAATGAGAATTTTCCTCTTTCCACTTTTTATAATCTTTTTTCCATTTAGATTCTTCTTCACCACTAGAACCTAATAATGGAAGTTTAGGCATAGGACCTTTTGGTCTTGGTGGTAGTGGAATATCTTCACCGGATAACCATTTTTCAAGGACATCTTTTTCTCTATACCCACAAACTTGTTTTCCTGTTTCTATATTAACAAACCAGGGTGTACCACACCGAGCATCATATTCTTTTTTTAATTGTTGGCTTATTTTTTGATTTTCAGGATCTGATATATCTAACTTTAATATATCATGACCAGATTTATTCAACTCATCCACAATTGGTTCTACTTTTTTACAAAAACCACAACCAACTGAATAAAAATAATACCATGGTGATTGAGTTTCTTCTACATTTTCTACAACTTCAGTAGTTTTAGTAGCTTTTTCGGTATCTATTTTTGTTTTTTCTGACATAACCTATTTCTCCTGTTATTAATGATTAATCATTTAATTTTTCATATATAAATATATATAAAATATAAAAAAC